TTAAAATAAATACCATTGATAGGATAATAAGCGAAAATGGCAAACCAAATGTTTGCAAGACAGTCCACTATACTGCTAGTGCAACTAAGACCGTTGGTAAGTATGATGATGATATAAAAGAATATAACTCTTCACTTAATAACTGTATATCTCTTCCTCCCGTTTCAGGTGATTTTATTGAATATAGTAAACTAACAGAAGAAAAGGTAGTTGAATGGATAGAAGAATTGATTGGAAAAGAAGGCTTAGAAAGCATGGAAAACAGCCTCAATCAGCAGATAGAAGAAATCATTGCTCCCACTAGAGGGAAGGGAGTACCCTGGTGATCGAGAACTGGACAGAAATTGGGTTCGCAGGTTTAGCTGCTGGAATATTATGGATGACATTTAAATGGATGACAAGTGAACTGAATAAAAAGATTGACGACTTACAAGCAATTATTATTAAACTAATAGATGCTAAGAACCTGATGGTAGACAAGTTTCAAGAGCTTAATGATGAGATTACTGATCAGCTTAATTATATCGAAGCTAAGATTGGGAATGGGCGTGGCTCTAAGCAAAAAAGAAAGGCAAAGAATAAGTAATGCCAAAAGTTGGAAAGAAAAAATTTAAGTATACTAAATCTGGCAAGAAAGCTGCTAAGAAATATGCTAAGAAAACTGGTAAGCGAGTTTCCAGAAAGAAAGGATACTAATGGTGGATTCGACAAAGGTGATTGTGAATGGAGTATTAGGAGTAGGTGTATGGTGGGTGAACCTGCCGATGGTTCTGCAAATGGCAGTATCGTTGGCCACCCTTATATACTTGATTATCAAAATAAAGAATGAAATACAAAGGAGCCTATAATGGGTTTAAAAGAAATGTTAATTGCTGCAGCCGAATCGCAAGCAGCTAGTATCAGAAACGAAATGATGTCTCATTTAAGTTCTGATGAAATGAGTAAGGTAATTGCAACAAAGATTAACGAGAAGATCGACATCCCTTTTGTTAGCGAAGAAAAGGAACAAATCTTCTTTGAGAAGTGTGTAGATGTTGTAACAGATATTGTAGAAGGTCTATTGAAGGGCAAGTGATGCCAAGATTTAGCACAAGAAGCAGATCTAGACTGCATACATGCGACAGCCGACTAATCAAATTATTTAACAAAGTTGTTAAAGGTTTTGATTGTCAAATTTTGGAGGGACATAGAGGTCAGAAAGCACAAAATGAAGCGTACAACAAAGGCAATAGCAAGGTTAAGTTTCCTAATGGTAAGCATAATCAAAGTCCTAGTGTTGCTGTTGACGTTGCTCCCTATCCTATTGACTGGAGTGATAGGGATCGTTTTCATTATTTTGCAGGATACGTTATGGGAATCGCATCCCAAATGAAACTTAAAATTAGATGGGGTGGTGATTGGAACATGAATACCCAGACTAAAGATAATAAGTTTGACGACCTCGTTCATTTTGAAATACGAGAATAATATTGACAATTAAAGAGACAGTTGTAGTCTTTCCAGACATACACTTTCCTCATCACGATGAGAAAGCATTAAGCTGTGCTTTAAAAGTGTTGGAGCATTTAAAGCCATCAGCTTTTTTATGTTTGGGGGATTTTGCTGAAGGTAGTTCGGTGTCTCATTGGCAATGGAGTAAAAAGAAAAGACCTCCATTAGAGTACCAACTACCTGCTATTAAAGAAGAAATAGCAGCTGTAAACGAAGGTTTAGATAGGATTGACCAGGCTTGTAAGAGAGCAAAGGTCAAGAAAAAAATTATGACTATGGGTAACCATGAGTTATGGTTTGATAATTTTGTAGAAGAGAATCCATACCTTAAAAAGTATGGAGCTATGGAAGCGTTTAGAATAAAAGAGAGAGGTTATGATGCTTATCCCTATGGTAAGTATATAAAAATACTAGGATCTAAAATGTATGCATATCATGGTGGACATTATAGTGGAATTAATCATACGAGAAGTCACGTGATGAACTTAGGTGTTAATATCATATATGGACATACACATGATTCTATGAAAGCTGTAATTACTCACTTGACTGGAGCTAAGATGGCATACTCTATGGGATGTTTATGTAAAATGGAGAAAGATTTTTTAAAGAATAGACAGACAAACTGGACTCACAATGTGGGAGTTTTAGATATTTATAATGATGGAAACTTTAACTTAAATGTTCTAACTATTATAAATGGTAAGACAACAATAAATGGAAAGCTAATCGATTGAAAAGATTAGAAGATGTAGATATTGACCGTAGAAAATACTACGGAAAGAAAAAGAAAAGGAAAGTAAAGAAGCGTGCCAAAGCAAAGCGTAACTCTAAATGATTTCTCTAGTGGCTTAGTAGACACTACTAACCCTAGAGACATACCACAGAATGCACTATCTGTAGCTAAGAACGTATCTTTTACAGAACGTAATTCTATAAAAACACTAGGGGGCTCGATTGGGCATTCTAAGCTAATTGCTTCTGCGTTTAGTGGAGCTACTGGGGGCGATGGTTCCGCAGGTGATAGTGTTATAGAAGGTCATATAGCTGCTGGATATGGTATGTTTGCCTATGAATCTGATTATGATATTGGGCTTGCTGCTCCGACAAGTGTAAACGCTTCTGGAGCTACAGATCAAGGCTCTAAATATGTTATATATGTAGACTGCTTAAATGGGGGAGTACACGTATATGATTATAATACAGAAACTTTAAATCTGGCTGGATATGGTGGAGCTACCCCAACGTCTTTAAGACTAACTGCAGGCTTTGGGGCAACTTTTCATAACTTTGCAGCAAATAAACTTGCATTTACGTCTGGGGGCGTTAGCGGTGCTGACAAGATAACTGATGACGACGATTCTTTTATAGGAAAATTTAAAACTGGAGATTATATAAGAATAGAAAATTGTGATGATGAAAGTAATGCTAATAATTTTCAATGCTTAAGACTTAAAAATGTTAATCGAACAAATCTAACATTAGACCATTCTGGATTCCTAACTACAGATGCAAATGAAAGTGGGCAGCCTTATCTTCATACATTAATAAGACCTGTATTTTACTACGCAGAAAATGCAGTACGAATTTCAGACGCATCATTCTGGGAAGAGAAATCAAATGGCGTAGCTATTGATGCTGTTGGTGCTTATCAAAATATGTGGCTAGGGTATATCAAAAGAACCCATTTCCACGATGCAAACGGAGCAACGATTTTATCAACTGTAAACAATGGAACATTTGAAGGTTGGGATAAAAAGAAAAACAGTTTAGCTGCACCTACAGAACTAACCGTCAGCACAAGCGCTACATATCCTTCTGGGAATGGAACTGGATTCCACTTAAGGCTAACAGGTGATTCTGCTCTTTCTTCCTCTAGCTGGACAAACGTAAACTACCAATGTGCTGTTTCGTTTATATATGATGGCAATCAAGAATCGTTACTATATATACCAACAAGTAGTAATATATTTACTCCTAGCGGAGCAAATAAAAAGCTAAATCTTGAGCTATATGCAAATGCTGCATACGACTCTAGGATATCTGGAGCCAGAATATACGCAAGACCAGAAGACACAGATGACCCATGGACATTATTAATTGATTGCGATTTAAGTAAGGGCAATAGAACTACATTAAGTGAGCCATATCAACTATGGACTGACTCTGCACATGCCACAAATGTTACTTCAAACAATTTATATTCATCTGATATCAATTTAGAAACTTATGAAATACTAAATGGATTCTCTCCTGATGAACAAAAGATTACAATTAGTAATAATGGTGAAGGATACAGAACTGCAGTAATTGCAAACAGAAGAACTTTCATCGCTAACATGAGAACTGAAAACGAAGAAGGTGTTGTTACTCAGATGAGAGACAGGATAATGTATTCACCACCTGGGAAATTCGATACATTCCCTAGAAGCTTTTTCATAGATGCTGTAAAAGGCGATGCTGGTGAATATGTTAAACTAGAATCTTTTGGAGATAGGCTATTAGCATATAAAAAAGATAAGTTATTTATTATTAATATTGCTGCTCCAAACCCAGTAAACTGGTTCTTAGAACAAACAAAAGATTTTGCTGGATGTGTTCACCCTTCAGCTGTAGCTAAATCAGAGTTTGGAGTTATGTGGGCAAACAATTTTGGATTCTGGCTATACGATGGACAGTCTTTTAAAAATCTTATTAACGGTAAGATAAGCGAAACTACATGGGAAAGTTTTTTTACTAATGGAACTATCATAGGATTCAATCCTAAATATAATTACGCAGTTATACTGGCAGATTCTATAGCAACTGGAACTCAAAATGCTTTTGTTTACGATTTTAGAACTGGGGGATGGACAGAAGCTCCTAATTCTTTATATACGGTAGCTGGTGACTATGCTACTGGGACTGTATTCACTAATTTCATTGTTGATCATGATAATAATCTAACGTGGGGATATCAGAGATTAAAAATTGGCTCTGACGTAAACAATACAAGTGATCCTGATGAAACACTTACAATACAGCAATGGAGTGAAAATGTAAAAGGAGGAATAAGTGCTGGAGACTGTCAATTCATAACGAAAGATTTAGACCTGGGAAGCACTACTAGAGTTAAAAGATTTTATAAAGTAATAGTAACCTACAAAGCAACGGGATCTATTACCACTCCAGTAGCTTACTCCCTTAACGGTGGAACAACCTATACCAACCTTACTGGGAACATGGCAAGCACTTCAGGAAACTGGGATATATTGACAGCAACACCAACTGTGCCATTTGAAGGTCAAAGTATTAAACTAAAAGTTACTGGGTCTGCTGGTAACGGTATGGAAATAAATGATATTTCTATTGAATATAGAACGTTAATTAAGAATCCAACATAATGGAAAGATTAGAAAGAAAATTTAGACAAGTGTCAGAAAATAAAATAGGAGTGATTAGTAAGTCACCATCTGTATTTCAAATGATGGATGGAGAACAACTAATTGCAAGAGAGCCTGGTAAGAATCCTAGGTTCTATATCAAAATAGGAACAAAATTATATTACTCAGAATTTACTGAAGTAACGAAAGGAACATGATATGTCAGGAATAGCTGATGTCAGATGGGCACAATTAAAATACGACCAATTTAATGCCTTAAAGGATAAAGTGAGGAAGCAATCATCCGATATTAAAAATAAATATAGCAATATGGGTCTAGGAAGAATGTTTGGCATGGCAGCTGGAACATTGCTTGGTGCTACTATGGGAGTCCCCTTGCTAGGTATTGCAGCTATGGGTGGCCTTGGTGGTAGAGCAGGTGCGGAAATTGGAAGTAAAATGTCTAATGTAGATGAAGTTACCGCAGGTAAATTATTTAGAAGGCAAGCTCAAGAAAAAAGAGAAGAAGGCTTTGAAGCACAATCAGATTTAAATAGAATGGCAAATGTTAATATCGCAAGAGATGCTTTTAGTATATATAGCTTAGGCAAGTATACAGACATGGGTAAAGATTTTCTAACTAAAATGAAAGGTGTGGGAACCCCAACTGGATTGCCTGATCCCACAACGATTGCTCCAGAGGCTTTTGACTATGCCAATACAGGAATGAGTCAAGATTTGGCTAAGAAATCTATATTTAATATTCCAAAACCAACTGAGTATGGATCTATGGTAGACCCTGCTTCTGGGCTGTCAAGTATGCCAACAAGTGAGCTTGTAACAAGCCAAGTTGGTCATGGAATGGGGACTATAGCTACGCCAATGCAAACAACAGCAAGGGAAACATTAAGACCTAATGTAAATCTATTAGAATCAGCAAACATTACAGATAAGGTTACTATGCCTGCAGACTTATTAGACGTTGATGATATATTTAATCAAAGGCTAAACCAAGGATCTCAGTCTTTTCAAGACATTCTTAATCGTCCATTAAATAAAGGCTTTGGCTTTGACGATACATTCGGGAGGCCCTTCTAATGCCATTTAATAAAGGTTATGGGTTTCAAGACGATGATATCTTTAAGAAGCCATCAAATGATATGAATCTAAAGCCACTAAACGTTGCTATGGATAACCAAGCTGGGAAGACTCTTAACCTTGGGAATAATACAACGGGTGGTTCTTTTCAATCATATAATAATACTCAAGGTTCTGCAAACACAAATTTTAATCTTCCTGATATAAAAGATGATATTAAGCAAGATGAAATGAATGCTGGAACTGACGATCCATATTCAGCTGTAGAAGAAGATTCAGGGACTACTGGTTCTAGCATAACCTATGGCTTGCCAGGTACAACCGATACTATGGCTGGTGTAAATCTTGGAGATGATGACTCTTCGGCAGGTACCGCATGGGATGAACCACTTGGAGCAGTTCCTGAAGTTACAAACTCTCCACTTTCTTCAGCTATGCAATTACAGTCTAAATCTCTTGACAATAGCGCAGGTACAGTAACGGACTTAAGCAAGTTATCTCTTGGAGCTAATATAACTAAAGATCCAATTACAAATGTTAAGCCAGAAGAAGAAAACGTTACTGGCCCAACAGGCCCAACAGATTTTGGAACGCAAACAGTAGCCGATGCATCAGCAGGAACCCTTTCTCTTGGCGATGCTTTGCAAACTGGTGGAGCTACATATACAGATCCTTACCAAGATGACCCAGGTGGAGGTGAGCAACCTGGCCCAGACTCTGGTAACCAAAACGAAGCAAATACAAACTACGATGAAGATACTGGTGGTGATGACCCTGACCCTGACCCATCCGATGATCCCGATCCAAATCCAGATGACGATCCAGATCCAAATTTAGATCCAAAGAAGGATCCCGATCCTGATCCAGAGAAAGATCCCAGATTTGGATTAACAGATATTCAAAGAGGTACAGATTTAAGTACTATATTGACTGGGCTAGGATATAATGCTAAGGAGCTTAGGAAAAAATTTGGAACTATGTTCGAAGACTATGACCCTACTGAAGAAGGATTCACAGAAAGAGGATTAGGTCTTGATGAAGATCGACTAGACTTAGCTAAAGGCCAAGCAGAGACAGCACTTGATAGAGCAACTGGACAAGCTGAAAGACAACAAAGTTTACTACAGGATCAATATGATCCGACAACAGGTGAAGGCTATCTTGCAGACACATTGGCTAGGCAACGAGAATCTTTAGGGCTTAGAAAAGGACTAACTGAAGATGCTCTTGGATATGCAGATAGATCTAGAGACATTGCCTTTGGAAGAACAGGATTGCAAAGAGGACTTTTAGAAAGTGAAATTGGAACTATAGATGAAACAACTGGCCTACGTACTGGTGGAAGAATGGCAGAAGATTTAGCTAGACAGCAAAAAAGATTTGGACTGCAAGAAGCTGGATTGCAAGAATCAGCAGCTGAAAGACAGTTGTCAATAACTGACCAACTATCTGGGCTAGGAAGACAACGCAGGGGTTTAGATCTTCAACAAGGCGCAGCCAGGG